GTATAGTCTCCATCTAAAAAAGATAGATATAAATTTCTTTGAGTTTGAGTATAATATAAATCGCCATCCTCTGCTCTTTCTATATATTTAGCATCCCATAAAAGGTCTCTTTCTATACCTGTAACTAATGTATAATCAACTGGGGCAGAATCTTCAAATGCGATTGCCCCATCTGCATGTTATTTAAACTATGGTTGTAAATTGCAAGTGTAATTTGATAGCCTACTAAATTTCTAGTCCCTGCCTGACCTCTTAACAAGATTCTATTATTAACTAAACTACTACCACTTTGATGCACGAATTTTATTCTAAAAGTTGTATTATTCATAAAACAAATGACTCTATTAACTCCACTTGGAGGGGCTTTGATACCTGTTATCCTTCTATCTTGTGATCCAGATGTCAAATAAACAATATTAAAACCATCTACATCCAAATTGTCTTTATCTGAACTCATGTTAATAGTTGTAGTACCTCCATTTATTTGAAAAGTTCCAAGAAAATTACCATAATCAAAGGCATCATCTTGAATGTTATTTGGATCATATACGCTTGATTGCATATCTCCGCTTCCACCTCCTCCACTGATTGCTGAACCATCAAACTCAACATCACCAGTATCAGTATTTATATAAAATCCTTCCTTATCTGTAAGTGCATTTATTTCAGCTTGCGTTAGGTTGACAAGCTTTAAAATATCATTTATCTCCATTAGTTTAGTATTACGATTCTAAAATCTCCATCAGCTATTGTGCCTGCTCTACTAGCTTCTAACTCATTAACTCCGTTTCGTTGTATCCTCCAACCTACGTCTCTTGAGTTAGAAATTCTATAAACTTGCGCCATAACGTCCAAAGAATTAAAATCATGTGTTATTGTAAAAGTTGTCCTACCCCCTGCAACTGTTCTAGTAACAGAGCTTTCAGAACTATCAAGGTTTATTGAAAAACGATTTACCTTTTGATTGATTAAATCTTCTAAACCGTTAAATATTTCATCATTCTTATTCAGCCATTGGCTACCAGTATCATAATACCAACCAGCACCATAGAAAGTCCCTCCCATTGTTCCAGGTAGCCACTTAGTACCTTGGCTGCTTAATACATAGGCAAATCTACCAACTGTTGATGCTGGATTATTTAGTATTAAATCTGAATAGTTTGTGTACTCACCAGAAAAAGGAGCACCACCGTTCGAATCAGAAGTAATAAGATACCCATCATCTGTTAACTTTACATTTCTAAAAAACTCTACAAAATCTCCAGGTTGAAAACTCATCTTTTAACTATTTTTATCGCTCCATTAATATCTAATTTTATTCTATTGTAAAAGTCCACATAATTTTTAACTTCCTCAGTCGTTAGATTATCTATTTGAGAAACTACTTCCACATCATTATCATCAGTCATGGAAACATTATTATAAAAACTTACTAAGTTTGGCATTATACTTGTCTTTTATGGTATTTATCAATTCTCTTTTTCTTAGGGATATAGATTCCACTAAAATAAGAGGTATCTTTTCTCTTTAAATTCTCGTTATCATCTGGATTCTGATACTCTGGAAATAAACTTTCGTTATCACAAAGAAATACATTAAGTCTTTTAGTGTAAAACTCTGCCATGTTTCTTACCCTATCATCTAAGTATTTAATCTCATTTAGTTCACTTGAAGTTGACCACTCGCTCGATTCTTTGCTTATCGCTTTATTTGTAAACTTGTAGTTTAAGTGTGGCATAACCTCGTAAAAAGTCCACTCAATTAACATAGGTTGTATGTAGTCTATTAATAAAGTAGTCTCATCAGCGTTTAGATCATCATTAACCACCCCCTCTTTTAACCTATTGTAAAAAGTAGTTCCTAATGCTTGTTGAACTTTATTATGTTGTGCCTTATAAATGAATGGTACCAGAATATCATCATCAACATTATCTTGTATAGTTGTATTCCTTTTTAAAAGGTCTAAACTTATAAACTTTACTTTATCACTCATCTTCTAATGTGTTATCTGGTTCATTACTCTCTTGCATTCCATACTCATTCAACTTTAATTCCTCATCATAACCACCGTATTTAAGAATCTCATTTAAAACCCCTTCAATATTTTCTTGTCTTGGTGTTATGTAGCTCAATTGGAACTCCTTTAATAGCTCCATTCTTTCGTCTGTTCCCGATAGTTTGCCAGGAGTTAAAACGACCATTTGAGGTGGTATTTCGTGACCCCTCGCTATTTGAATTTCGCTTTGTTCTATAAGCATATTAAAACGATCATCCGAATCATTTAAAACAACAGGTGTTAATTCTGGTGCATTGTCTTTACCTTCTGAGAATGAAAGGAAATAATTTCCAGCGTTTTGTGTTCCCTTATATCTATCCTCGAAGTCACTATAATACTCATCCATTTCCTCAGGCTCAGGAATACCCGTAGCAAAGTTTAAGATAAATGATGGGTGATAACCTTGTTTTAATTGGTTAATATGAAACACGCTAATTTCGTAGTCCATCTCAATCCAATTCATACAATTTGAATAAGACTCAACAGGATAAATATCATAGAATGGATTGTACTCATAATAAACATAAATTTGCTTTCCTTGTTTAATAAAAGGATTCCACTCTCTAATAGGTACAGGCTTAAATTCTGCCTTTCTGGAGTTTTCCCAATCGTGACTAAAATAGAAATGAGGATAAGGTACTTCATCACACTCTATACCTCTTCTTAATTTATGTATTGGAATGTGTTTAATACTTGTTATTGTAGTCCCATCTAAAGACCAAATTACTTCAAAAGCAAATCCATTTATAATTTCATAATCTAAATCAGCTTTTTTAGTTTCCTTAACTAGTTTTGTCTTATCTACAAACATTTGTAAGCTCTCATCTTGTATATCTTGAAAACCTTTACCAGTTGATAAAGCAACTTTCTTATTTATGATGGATTTACTAGTAGATGAACCCGTATAATTATACATCTCAAAAGTCTTATTAGGATAGTTGTTTTTTTCTCCCCATTCTATCCAACCTTTTGAAGGCTTGTACTTATTTACAGGAGGTGTGTAAGCCTCATTAAAATTAATTACCCTAAAAGGTATAGTATTATTCTTTTTGTTCTTCATTTTTTAAGGGTTAAATGTATATTCGTCGGGTTTATCGTCAAAAGTACTGACTATTATATCGTCACCATTGACAAGACATTTTCCAGACTCTACAATCCCAACGGCATCAGCAAAATCCGTACTAGTAGATTCCCAAGCAAAGTAATCGTAAGTAGTAGCCTCTAAACTTATTACACTATTTGGTAAATCATCTGTATTATCCTCTGTTAAAATAAACTCATTCCACCTAGAAGTATCTATTGAAATGTCAGTACCTAAGTAAACTACTTTAGAATCGTTGTTTTGATTACTAACCAACTCCAATAAATAAAATACAGGCGCAATAGTTGTTTTCTCTGTAAGAGTTAAGACTATATTATTCGCTTGCGCTTTCTGTATTGTTATCATCTTCTTTCTTTTCCTTTACTTTTGTAAAATATTCTTTCCCAAATCTATTATAAAGAAGTGTTAATACTCCTTGTGAAAGGTTGTCGTTTAGTTCAGCAGAAATACCCCCACCTTTTAAAACCTTTCCTAAATATTTTCTTTTAACCTTTAACATAATTCCTTTATTTAATATTAAATATAATATGTTGTAAAATGTTTTAACAAAAAAACCCTCACACTAAATGCAAGGGTTTTTAAATCAATAATTATGGTTTAATTATGTCGTTGGATTTACTGTGATTAATGTTGGGTCTGCAACTCCTGTATTAAGGATAGTACCCTCACACAATGAAACAGGGTTAGCACTTTTAAAAGTAAATGAAAGTGTTGAACCGTTCATGTCTCCAAATGCAGTACCTAAAGAAGACTCTCCCTCCGATGCTCTACCAGCGGATTCATTTCCTAATAAATAATACTCTCCAGCATTTGACTTTACAACCGCAAATATAGGCGCTCTACCTAATGCCTTTACAAGGTTTCTAAGATCAGCAGATAATTGAACAAATTTAACAGATAAAACATTCTCATAAAATACTGTTCCATTCTCTCTTGATGCCGTCATAGTACCAACTAGTCCAGCGAACTCAATGTCTTGCTCAAATTTATAACAAGATACAGAGTTTGGATTGTCGTTTAATACTGTAATAATATCATCTGCATCTCTAGTATAAGTTACAAGACCGTCAAAAGTACCGATATAAACTTCCTCGATACCTCCCACAACATTACAACCTAAATTAAAACCGTTATCTAATATACAACTCATTTTGTTTGTGTTTTAAAAATAACCCCCTAATTAAAGAGGGTTATTAGGTTAATATTTTTTATGCTCCTACAATCATGATTTGAGAAGAGTCTTGCCATTGGTAACCAATAGAGAAAACTAAATCAGATACAAGTACCTTATCTTTTTTATCAAAGAATAAATCTACATCTTCTTTATCATTTTCTAAATCTGTTCCATATCTTAGGTTCTCTAAATATGTTCCAAACATAGAATCAGAACCACTAAGACCATGAGTCCCCATTACTATAATCTCAGTACCTGGAAACTTCAACATTCTTCTACCTTCTTGGTTTTCAAATCCAGAATCTAAAAATACTCCTGTTGCATCTAATCCGTATGTATCTCTAATGTCTTTTGCTAATGCTTTGAAGTTAGAGTTTGAAACGAAAAAGATAACATCATCTCTATCATCCATTTCTTCTGGCATATTTGCATTGAATAATTCAACCGCTCCAATTGGGTCTGCTGAGAAATAAGCAATAGCAGCAAAATCACCAGCTCCATAAGTTTGTTCGTAACCTAAATTTCCCGTATCTTGTAAAGCCAACTCTAAGTAACCGCATTTTCCATTACTTTAGTCTCAATGTAAAGAGCAGAAAAAGGCAATTCCTCATTTCTTGCTCCAGCTGCTTGAATCATTGGTAACTTAGCATCTAACAAATCAAGACACAACTCTTCTCTATCTGTTAATCTTACAGTAGAAATATCTCTTGGAGTCAATACTGTTGTTGCTCCTGTTGGAGAGCTAACACAATCCCCATCAGACCATACAACACCCGTTGAAAGAATGTTTAATCTCTCAGTAGAACCCGCTTTAATTCCCGTTTGTGGAGTAATCATAGCTAATGTTTGAGCCCTAGAAATAAGGTTTACAATAATGTCTCCTTTGTTATCAATGTAATCTGGCAAAGCCGTTGGGTCTAAAGAGAAAGTCTCTTGTGCTTCTCTTTTAAATTGTTCTTTTGTTCTCATAATTTATTTTTATTAAATATTATTTACCTAATGCAGTATGTAGTTTGCTCTTTGGTTTAGAGTTCTCTACTTTCTTAAATTTTAATTCCGTTTCTGTATGGTTAGCACTTGCAACCTTTCCAAACTCTTCAACTTTTCCTTCTACTTTTTCAAACTTAGATTCGATAGCATCTAATCTCTCAGCAATAGAACCTAAAGCCTTAGATAAAACATCTTCAAAAGACTCTTCCTCTTCCTCTAGTTTTACCTCTTCTTCTTTTTCCTCTTCCTTGTCTTCAACTACTTCATCTTGTGCCATTTCCTCGACTACTTCTTCCTCTGCTTCTGCTTCCGCTTCAACAATTTCAGTAATGACTCCAGCAACCACAACAATGGACGTTCCATCTTCAAGTACATACGTTGCATCTTCAACATCAACTTCTCCATCTTCTGTAATTTCTTTTACAGGTTGATCCACTGCAATATCAGCAACTCGCATAATTCGACCATCCTCAGTTTTAACATCGACGAACACTTCCTCGACTACTTCTTCTTGTTCTCCTAAAAGAAGATTTTTAACTGTATTTACTAACTCTTTTCTATTCATAATTGGTTTATTATTTACTTTAAATATTAAATGCAATATTTTGTTT